TTCGTGTCTGAAGTCAGGGACGACGGATCAACCTGCCTGTCTGCCCGTCCGAGGCTTGCCCTGGTGAAGAAGGAGATCGACCCGTCTGATTTCCTATGATCAGACGATGGGTTCCCAGGATGCAAGGGTGGCCTTGTAGTCGCCCTGCGTTGGGCTATTTCCATCGCACAGCTTGACGAACTGCTCAAGAATGGTGACGCCAGAAACAAGCTGGTTCTTTGTCACGTCACAGCCAAAGACAACTGTGGTTGTGCTCATTACTGCCACAGCCGCCGAAATCTCTGAAGAGCTATAGAGTTCGAGAGCAGAGAGGGCTTGCTTTCTCATTTCAATCATGTTGCTGCCCAAGTCTTTGAGCATGTCACCGATTGACTCGACTTCCTGAGAGACAACGGAAGCCGCCGCATTGTCTCCAAGTGTCATGTTCCTTGCGGTTTGCAGGTATGCGGCATTTGATACCGCTTCATTTCCGAAGAACTTCTTGACAGCATCAGCCAATGAAATCCCAGAAACAAACTCTGACTTTTTCAGCTTTGACGCCACAGTGATAGCGTCAGTATCGCCGTATGATGTGATGTCAGTATTTGCTGACGTTCCCCAATATCGCTCATGCGCTTCTTTTCCAAGAGCGTGAACAAATACCAGTCCAGAAATTACCGACTTGATTTTTGTCTGAAGGATTGCTGTTGCGTTGTTCATCTTGCTACTCCCCAAATCATTAGGCCAAGGTCGGAGGTGTTATAGCCTCCAGTCTTGACGTATTTGACATAAATAAATTCGCCTGGATCAAGAAGGATAGGAGTTGCCAGCGCATGAAACCCGTACCCACTTGCGTTATCTATCGCCGTTGCTGTATATGTGTAAACCAGATTTGACAGGTTGTTCTTGTAGAACAACAAAGACATACCAACATTTGTGTTGTTATTGTTCCAGCTTACTTCTTTCACGCTAACCTTGACTGGTATGACTATCTTCTTGTCTGAAAGAAGGTTATCAAGGCCAATCAAATTACCGTTGCTAACCGTTCCGTTATACCTGCATATGATAATCCATCGCGGAAGACCTTGCGCCGTGGCCTTTGCTTCCTCGATTGCTGCCTGTGTATTTTCTGCTGTAAAGTCGTTGTTGGAGTTATCAAAGAACTGACCGATTGCAGATATTGGAGAGTGTATTTTCATGGTGACTCACCTACCCTTGCTGTCTGAGTAGAAGAGGCAACAAGCCAAATAGAACAACCATCACTCACATCGAAAACGGTAGCAGGAGCACCGCGATAGATCGGGAATCCAGTTGATGGAGTCACAGAGCTTGAAAATCCCCAATAGATCGTCCCTGTCTGAGCAAAGACAGTCAGAACCTTTCGGTTTGCAAGGTTGCTTCCTCCAACCGCTGCAAGGCTTGCCGCTGACGTGATTGTCTTCGCAATCTGGGAGCCAGTGTTGCCAACAAGGGAGTCGTCAGACACCACGGCAAGACGCTTGCGCGAGTCAACATCTGCCGAGTGTTCCTCAGTCCTGCCGACAATCTTCGTCGCCCCTGAAAAAGTCTTTTCGTCTTCTGTTATCGCCATAGTTCACCAACGCTAAAAAGGGGAAGCGGAATAACCGCACCCCCCAGGGTCTACCTTCAGAGGCAACCTAAGAGGAGAGAGAGCCCCTCTTAGATTTCCGTTCCGCCCATGGAAACACTCACGTCGGTTGCGCCGCCGTCGAGGTTTGTCACGCGCACAACGAACTTGTAAGACCCGTCGCCAAGCTGGGAAGGCACCAGATCGGACACGTCGATTGGATCGTTCTCCTGAATGTGCTGGAAGAAGGTTGCGTGGATAGCCTCGACAGGAGTCCCGCCGCCATCGCTGACAATCACCTGGATCTTCACAGCCGCCCGGCAACCAACCAGGATCGTCTTGAGCGTTCCGGTCTTGCCGCTTGTGATGACATGCTCGAAGTCGTCAGAAGCATCCTTGATGATGTCTTCGATTTCCTCGTAATCGGTCCACTTGGCGAGCCCGGCAGGGTCTTGGACCACGACGAGAAGCTGACCGGCAGTGTCAGTCTTGACAAGCTGGTAGTTGGTCCCATCGGTGCCCATGAACAGGACGCCGCGATCCGTTCCGGCCACAACCTGACCGTCAGTCACAAGCGCCAATTCGTTGCCGCTGGAATCCTGGATACTCGAAGGAATCCGATCACCAGCCGCGAACGTCAAGAGCTTGTAGTTGCCCGAGGAGTCCTTGTAAAGAGCAGGAACACCAAAGTCATTGGTGCCTGCGTTGACAGCATCGCCTTGCTTGGCAATGGAAAGTTTGTTGGTCGCCACTGCGCCAGACGCGCCGTCAACGAGCTTGAAAGCCGCGTCATTGTCTCGCACTGTCTTGATTGGAAATCCGCCCTCGTAATCTGCTGACATATCTCAGTCTCCTATCTTCAGTTGTCGATCAAGGCAAGCGCCTTGCGGTGTTCAACAAGGTTATTGTCCAACAATTGAATCTCACTTTTCAACTGCCCTACGTTCTGCTCAAGTTCAATGACCTTGATCTCAAGGTCCATCTTCCTTGATTCGGTGTCAAGAATCGCTTTCTTGGCCTTCCGAAGTTGTATGTCATGTGTCTCTTTCACTACCTTTGACATTATTGACCCCTTTTACGTTGGTGTTGGCGTAAACAAATGACCGAATACCCAAAATTCAGCACTTGAGTTTGTCGAGAAATCGCTTCTGTTGGTGACATCTATCCTGACGATCTTTCCTTCTGTCACAAGGAAAGGCGCATGGTTCCATAGCTCAACATCTGGATTCATATGACTGTTTCTTTTGCTGTTGAAAATATCGCCGTCAATCGTCAATTCTGCCAACATGTCACAGTCTGATGTGCCAAAAGACAGGTGCATGATGAAACTCTTGCCTGCCGGGACGGTGTATTCTATCAGCTTTCGCTTTTCGCTTGGGAGGATGTCAAATTCAAAGCCATGGACTCGCGTATTGACGGAGGATCGGTCCTCCCCGATTGTGGCGTTGACATCGACGGTGCCGCCCGTAATCTCAGCCGCGATCGGTGGTATGTTGATAATCGTGCTCATTCCGGCGACCCCTCAGAGATTCACGCATCCTTTGCCGTTATTGTAGCATTCAGGGTTCCCCCTGTCGTACCGTTGGGAGTGTACACCAGCCGATACCATCGCGCCCCAAGCTGCCATATGTTGTAACCTTGTTCCCCCTGGACGGTATCAATCACCCGGATCGACTCGTTGAACTTTGGCGGATCAATGGGGCTCTGGTTGTTGCTGACTTCGATGTGTAACACTCCGTTCAACACTCCAGTGACGCCTTGCCAAACGGCGAGAACAAATGCAGAGTTGAAGTAGAGGAGATCGATCCAATCGCTTGCCACTGGTTGGCTCATATCGCGATCTGCTATAATCTTCTCGAAATCGGGGTTTAGAACCTTGGTGATTGGCATACTCTCAACCTCTCAGGTGGTGGCGATATGGCGTTCAACGACTTCATTTTAACCCTTCTCGGCAGGAAAAAGCACCCCGAGCCTGTTCCTATGCTGCCTCAGAAGTCCGAGGATGACGGCCCAATGATCGCAGAAGTCGGAATGGAGACCAAGTCTTTTGACTGGTCCTATTACAACTCTCAGATCCAGGCTGAAGGTTCAGGATTGTTTAACAATGAGTTTAACACAATCCCGACAAAGAGAACCATCAAAAACATGTACGCGAAAGAGTCGTTTGTGCATGTCGTGACGCAAGAAGTCTCTCGCCCGTTTATGAACTCATCCTTTGCAATCGAGAGAGACACCAACGCGGCAGGGACCGAAGACCAAACCATCAAGAGCCACCCGCTTCTGTCCCTTCTGAGCAATCCGGGCTCTGAGCCGGGTTGTCTGTTCCATGCGAACAACATCACAGAGCTTGTCTTGACTGGTGATTGCATCCTTTGGGTTGCCCCGAACAAGAAAAAGCTTGTCAGGATTCCATCTGACAAGGTTGAAGCCGTTATAGAGAATGGGAAAATCGTATCCTATAGGCTTTTCCCGACCAAGAACGATCCGGAGTCTGGACTAGTAGGAACTGGCACGGTAAGCCTGAAGCCTGAAGAGGTTGTGCATATAAAATTGCCTAACCCATATTCAAGCTTCACCGGCCTATCCATGTTTATCGCACAAGTTATCCATATCTTGATTGATAAATACGGCCATGAGTTTGTTGTTTCCTTTTTCCTTCGTGGTGGCAACACTTCCGGGATTATCGAGACACAAACCAACCAAATCAACCAGCTTGTCAGGCTGATGAAAACCATCATGCAAGCCTTCGGATCACGCCGAAATATGCACGCTGACAAGATTCTCCCGCAAAACGCCAAATGGGTTGGTAGTGGTCAAAAGTTCTCCGATATTGGCCTGACTGAGCTTCTCCGGGCAAATGCCAAGCGGATCGCAAGTTCTCTCAGTGTCCCGCCGATTGTCTATGGTGACTCCGATTCGGTGAACTACTCAAACGCCGAGATCCAGATGAAAGCGTTCTGGGAGAAAACGATTTGCCCATTGCAGCAAATCTATTGTGCTGGTCTGCAATACTCTCAACTTGGCGTTATGTTCGGCCTGACAGAAAAAGACAAGCTGTATATCGACAATTCAGCCGTTCCGTATCTCTCAGTGTTCAACAAGAGGCTTGACGAAGACGTTAAACTAAAAGACCTTCTGACAGTCAACGAGAGACGCGAGCGCCTTGGATTCGAGCCGTTCCCACCCGAGGATGAACGAGGAGAGAAGCTTGACCGGGAACTGACCGGGAGCCAGCAAAGCATGTTTGAAGGGTTCTCATTTGATGGGAAGACCATTCCCACGGCAACAGAGACCCCACAGCCGCAAGTCTCAACCCAGGAGCCTGACGAAGACTCCGCTTTCAAGAGCGTAGCCGAGGAGAACTCGACAAACTTCCCAAAGCGTATGGAGTCATTGCTATACCGTTCGTTTAGCGAGATTGAAGACCTTGTGTTAGACAACCTTGAATCAAAGTCAGCGGTTGACACGCAAATCGCAATCATCGCCGAGAGCTTTGGTAAGAAGTTCGCAGACTCGGTCATTGACAAGATGATGAAGCACTATGACTTGCTGGTAGAAAACGCCATCGGCAGGAAGCGGTTTGCCGCGATGAAGACCAAGGACGTTGGAGACGACAACATAGCCACGCTGCAAGCCCTCCAACAGAGAGCCAAGGATTTCCTTTCCTCCAGGGTGGCAGAAAAGGCCCAGGGACGTTTCCTTGGCTACACCGACACCCTGACAGCATCCGCCTACAAACTCATCACAGAGCGCCTTTCTGCCGGTGACAACAATTCTGACGTAGCAACTGCCGTGCGTCAGAAGTTTGGCGAATACTATGAAGGGCAAGCCCAGACCATTGTCAGGACCGAATACGGATCGGCCCTGGGGTTGGTCAATGAGAAGGTCGGTAGCGATCTGGTGACGGTGTCCAAGAGGATGTCAAAAACCTGGATGGCAGTCGGAGACTCGGTCACGCGGGATTCTCATGCGAGTATTGATAGAGACGTGATTGTTGGACCGGCAGACGAGATAATGGACAAGTCATTCTTGCAGGGTAAGACTCTCAGGTTTCCAAATGACCCGCTCGCACCTGCTGACGAGTCTATAAATTGCCGCTGCGTTTTGTCTTACAAAGTCGCTGAATGGAAGTGAGGAGACGATGAAAAAGCAAGTATTCACCCAAGCGAGCAAGTCAATCCCAAAGCGGATCTTGAAGCGCGTCCAGGGTGAGGATGGCATTGCCAGAAAGATGTTGAGGATTCCTCAACTCGAAATGAAGTCAATGGACCCCGGCGCACCAATGACTATCTCAGGCTTTGCGAACGAAATCACCCCGGATCGCGGTGCCGAAATCATACCAAAGGAAGCTTGGAGCCTGGAAAACTACCAGAAAAACCCAATCATTCTTTGGGAGCATATGCCATGGGAGCCGGTAGGTTCTTGCATGGTTCTCAACCCTACCGATGAAGGTCTGAAGTTCGAGGCCAAGCTTGGCGACCCTACAGCCGGTCACGAACTTACAGCGCGTCAAAAGGATGTCCGTAGCCTTGTGGCGCAAGGCGTTCTTAGGAGTCTTTCCGTTGGCTTCATTCCTTGGGAATGGGAATATGACGAGAAGACTGACCTTTTGGTCTATAAGAAATGCGAGTTGTTGGAAATTTCTATTGTGTCGATCCCGATGCAACAGAACTCTCAAATAAACGAAATCAAACGATTCATACAGGAGTGTCAGATCGTGGATAACGAAGACGGCAAGAAACCAGACGAGGATGAAGTAGGATTCAGCCGAGAAATGCTCGAAGGCATGAAAAAGATGCTGGAAGAGAACACGGAAATGACCCGCGTTGTCACCGACTATACCAAGTCGATGTATGAGAAAATGGGTTGTGGTGGCGCACCGAAGGAAGACGACGAAGAGAAGTCAGCACTTCGAGCCCAAATCGTTGAGAAGGATGCCGAGATTGAAAAACTCAAGGGTGAGTTGGTCGAGGCTGACGGTTACGTCAAAGCACTCCACAAGCGCCTTGACGATCTCATGGCTGTTGTGAACAAGTGACAGCCTGCTGTAATATCGAAGAGAAAGAGGAGACTGGAAAATGACCATTGAAAAGCGAGACCTGGGCGAGATTGACAAGACTCTGGATCAGGTTTCCCAGAAAAGAGAGGCTGAAATCATGAACGGTGTCAATGCACCTGCATATGTCAAGGGCGTCCATGCCCATGTTGAGTCCCTGCCTTCCCTTCTTGGCTTGCTTGATTTCAAGCATGTCATGGGCTTCGGTGAGGATTCAGAGCGCAACCCAGACGATCCCCGCTTCCTGGTGAAGTCGGTAAACTTCCGCTCGAAGGACTACCGCCACGTTCCCGAGGAACTTCGAGAAATTGGCCTGAATCTCAAGAAGGACATTCACGCCGCACAGCTTCAGGCTTTCATGATTGGCCGGAAAACTGGCGTTCCCACCAATCCATGTGAGACCCCATACTTCAAGCGGTATGTTGAGCCCAAGCTGAAGGCTTACAACATCACTGACTTTGCAAACTGGATTCCCACACTCAACACCCGCTTCTACTTCGAGGAGTTCGAGATCGATCCTGGTCTTGACGCCTTCTTTGAAGAGTATCCAATGCAGAGCCGCATTGAGGCCGTCCCTGGCGCTCTCAACCGCATCAAGGCACGTCTTGAGACTGACACGGCGACCTTTGGCGCACAGGCTGAGACTCAAAGCCAGTACACCATGACAGCACAGAACTGCGTTGCTCATGTGGACATCACCGAAGACCTCATCCAAGACGCACAGCCAGCCATGTTTGAGCGCCTGCGAAAGCAAGCCGTCCTTGGCGTTATGCGATCCAAGGAAGACGCCTTGATCAACGGCGACGACACGATCACCACGTCGGTACAGGGTGACGGCCACATGGATAGCGACATCGCCGCCGATGCCGCAACAAACTTCAACAAGGCGTTCAAGGGCTTCCGCAAGCTTGCCCTCGCGAACTCGGCAAATGGTTCCGTTTACAACAACAGCGGAAACGCTGTCAGCCTGACCACGATTGCAAGCCTCATCCGTCAGGGTGGCAAGTTCTCCAAGGACAAGGCCGACCTGCTCTGGATTCTCGGACCTGCAATCGCCAACTTTATCGTCACGGGTGGAATCCCCGAAATCCTGACGATCCAGAACTTCGGTGCCCAGGCAACCTTGGTTACGGGTGGACTCGCCCCAATCTTCGGAATCAAGCCGTTTGAGTCCGAATGGGTTCGTGAGGATCTCGGTGCCAACGGTGTGTATGCCTCAGCCTCGACTCTCACCACTATCCTGTTGGTGAAGAAGAGCCGCTTCTTGATTGGTAAGCGGGCTGGTATCCGGGTTTGGGCTACGCCTTCGCTCGCAAACCAGGACAAGATGCTGATGACTGCCAAAGAGCGTTTTGTGCTTGGTGCAACCCCTCAGAGCGCAACTGAAAAGAGCGCAATGGTTGCCCGGAATGTGGCCACGTCATAACGGCGTGTCCTCTTGATGTGCGACGAAAAGGGGGCGGTGGTGGCATAGCATCCGCCCCTTTTTTCAATGGAGGGTTTACCGTGAAAAGAACCTACAAGAATGTGAAGAATCACGAGTTGATCATCACAGAAATCAAGACAGAAGAGGGTTGCTTGATCATCCCAAAAGGCGGAACGGTGGAGCTGGAACCTGAAATGTATCTCAAACTACGGGAAACATACGGGTTTGTTATGGATGAAGCGCCCAAGAAAGCGCCAGATCCAACCGACATTCTCGGTGGCAAATCGTCAGGAAAGAAGGGCTAACCCATGGCTTTTACCTTTGCCGACCATGTCTTGGTGACTCCCGAGCTTTTCGAGGCTTTCACTGGCCTTGACGATGCTTCAATGTCTGCCGCTGACAAGCTGTCAACTGAATTGCTAGTCAATGCTTCAAGCAAGCAAATCCTGCAATTCACCGGAAGACTGTTCAAGCAAGGCACGTTCAGCGAGGTATGGGACGGCCAGGATTCTGACCTGATTTTGACAACAGAGTACCCGGTCATTTCTGTCACGTCGGTCAAGTTTTCCTTCAATGGAGACTTCGCAAGCCAACAGGCAATAGACCCACAGCTTTACGGTGTTGACCCTTCCGGCAGTAGCATAAGCTTCCGGGGAAACGTCAGAACACCGCTTGAAAGAGCTTGTGTTCAGGTTGTCTATCAGGCTGGCTATGCCACAATCCCGGAAGACCTACAGCTTGCCAGTCTTCTGCAATACAAATTCCTTGCTTCTCTCAAGTCTGGCGGTGGCATGATTGGGCTAGACTCAATCGCCAAGATGCAGGAGAGCCAGCGCAAGGACCAATCGCTGAAGCGCGGGGGGCTTATCTCCGAGGTTGTCGGTATGCTTGAGTCGTACCGAAGGATTGACGCGCCTATGTCGGTGTCATTCGCGAGGGTGACCTGATGGATATGTCGATTCAAAGATTCATCCAATTGCTTGCTGCCGAGAAGAACGAGATCAATCGTCGGATTATGCAATTCCAGTTTGAGCTTGGGGCGAGAATCAGAGAGCAAATGGTTGAAAATGTGGATCGGCAGTTTGGACATACGAAGGGGAAGCCGTGGTCAATGCCCGTTACTGGCGCTCTCAGACGTTCCATAACCATGCGAGCAGAAGGGCAACAGATCGTTCTGACAGCCGGTGGTCCCGGTGTGCCGTATGCCGTGATTCACGAGTTTGGAGGGACGATCAAGCCTGTCCGAAGGGTTTGGTTGACGGTGCCAGCAAAGCGGAAGTTTGTCAGAAGGCGAGCCCGAGAGTTCAACCTGAGATTCATCGAAATCAAGAAGGGACGACTAGCGGCCCTGATTGACCCGAGAGCGCCGAAAGGCGATCAGGTGGCCTACTGGCTTGTTAAGAGTGTCAGGATTCCATCACGGCCCTATTTTGTGCCAGCCGCAAAGCAGGTTCTTGATAGTGGTGTTGCCGATAAATTGGCGCAACAATACCTTGTCAAGACCCAATACGGGTTGGATTGGGAGATTTCCAATGACTGACACTAACGGGACAAGAGTTATTGATGCACTGGTAGCAAGACTAAGCAAGATAACTACGGCAAATGGTTATCCTGTGAACGTCAAGACAGTTGAGATAAATCGGTCCCAAATCACAATGAATATAGACTCTTTGAAGCTGCCAATGATTGAAGTTATTGACGGTGAAGAGGAGTATCAACACGAAACATCTGGACACGTCCAGGTTAGACAAATCATGATCATCCGTTTCATCATGCCTGCTGGGACTGATGACAAGACAATGGAGCTTTTCAAGAGTTCAATTGTGCGATGTCTTTACGCTGACTCTTTTAACTCTGGCCATAATTCCGGGGTTGGGTTGGCATTGTCAGGAAGAAACACGATAAACTTCCCCCGTATGCTACAGTGTTCAAAGGATGTCAACCTAGTCGATGCAAATCGGATATGGGAGCTTATCCTTGAGTTGAACAGATCAGCGCCAACGTGGGAATTCTAACTAGGAGAAGGAAAAATGGCTAAGTATCGGTCAATTTTCAACTTTGCAACACAGTACGCTTCTGTGAAGCAGGGTTATGCAATCGGAATCGAAAACTTCCTTTTCGTGAAAGAGGAAACCACTCCCGGAACCTTCAACCCGCCTTCAATCGGAACGCAAGGCAAGAGCGTTGGTGGCGGAACCGCGTCAACTGACATCTCGGCAGGGACCGATGACAGCTTGCAGGTTGCTGTTGACGGTGGAGCCGCTGTCACCGCTTCGTTCACAAGCGTTGTCGGCCTGACTACCGGCCTACTCATCGCCGCCGCCCTTGAGACTGCCATCAACACGGCCACAGCCGCCGCTGGCCAGGATGCACGGGTTTGGTGCCTTTTCGACACAGACCACTATGAAGCGTACAGCCAGAAGCTTGGCACCACTTCCGCCGTGGTTATCACTGACGCGACCGCTGACAACGTGGCCGGCGATCTCGAACTTGGTACGCTGAACGGCGGAACTGAGACGGCAGGAGCGAACGGAACCGACTTCCTGTTCATGACCAAGGCCGGTCTCTCGTATGCTCAAGACTTCGAGCCCAGCGCCCACCGCACCGGACGCCAGCCGACCAACATCATTCGCAAGAAGAAGGTGGTCGAGGGTGAGCTTGAGATGTATGTCAACATGGCTACGGGTTCGAGCCCAACGCTTGACACTCCCGTTGCTCTTATTCTTGAGGCCATTTTTGGCCGCAAGACTGAAGTTGCCGGAAACTCGATCAGCTTCGACATGGCCAACCCATCGTCGAAATACTTTTCGTTGCTCCAATGCAACAACGTGTTCTCTCGCGCCGTGAATGGTGGTTATGCCAAGAGCATGACTCTCAACCTGCCCGGCGACGGCGAGGCCATGATGACGATCCCCCTGAAGGGTCGGGACTCCAAGGAAATGTCGATTGCACAGATCGATGGAGCCGTGAGCGCAAGCGCGAACGTCGCTGTCAATGCTGGCGAGGGTGGAGGCATTGAGGCCAACGCTCGCGTCATGGTGCTGGACCCAGACGGCAGGACCGTGGTTGCCGGTGCTGATGGGAGCCTGACCATTGTCAGCATCACGGGAGACGATGCCGTTCTGTCTGCCGCTGTGTCTGTTGATGATGATGGATTCCTGGTTCCCTGGTCTCCACAGGTGTTCGGAACTACCGGAACCGACAACCCGGTTGTTGGTCTGGAAGGCACCGTGAGCTTTGACGGTGGATCGACGGTGATTGAGCAGATTCGTTCTGTTGAAATCACGGTTGACCCCAAGCTTGAAGACCTTGACAACTACTACGGTGCCGATGGCAACCGTGGCTACGTTGTCGGTGACCGGGCTGACATCATGGTCAACATCGAGTTGAACCTTTCCGCTGACCAATTCCGCCGGATTATCAGCGCCAAGGCTATCAGCATGTTCAGCATGAAGATCGTTCTTGGCCCGTCCTCTGGACGTCGCCTTGAAATCACCTGCCCCTATGTTCGCTTCAAGCCAGTGTCGCCCGAGATTCCCGACGCTGGAACCGTTCCCGTGTCCTTTGAAGGCCAAGCCTTCCAGTCACAGACTGGCGCGTATGACGCAATCACCTTCCGATACCTGTAAAACTTGCAGGTAATTGGCAAAAAATAAGGCTGGCATTAAGCCAGCCTTTTACGTTCTTACAGCGGAAGAACATAAGCCAAATGAAGCGCCGTCCCTTACTCCGCGAGGATGTAAGAACCGGAAACCTCGATCTCTGTTGTATTCGCAATCTCGGCATATGTCACGGCCACAGCCGCCGCACCTGCCGAGTCGTTCCCAATCAATTTCATGACGCCGGAATTGGCCGAAATCTTGCCAACAAGCTGTTCCATCCCGGTAGGGAAGGTGACGGCAAGGCATTGGCCAACGAGAGCCGCGCCGGGCTTCCTGGCAACAAACGGGAGGGACATCTGAAGGTCGCCAACGCCGCCCGTTCCCTTGTTCGTCAGGACAATCTTTGCCCAGAACTGGACCATAGAGCCGATCTTGACATAGCGCCCATCCTGCGAGCCATAGACAAGCCCTGTTGGGTCGGTGGTCGAGAAGGAAAGCGCCGGGGTGAATACGCCGTCTGAAATGGTTCTCATGAAAAATCCTCCGATAACGCGCACGATTGCGAAAAGTCTTACAGGTACAAGGCTATTGTACACCTAACGAGTTCAAGAGCAATCTGCCAATGAACACGCAATCCCATCCCCCGCTTTGGAGATCTGGCCTGGGGTGGGGGATCTCCCGCTCCCACATCCAAAGGTGCCGGGAGGCCGGTTGCGAAGCTGGGCAATGCCTTAACGCTAAGTCAATCGCCCTGTCAGTCTCCCCGTTAAGGTACGCGAAGAAAGGGTTTTCTGGCTGTCGATTGGCTAGAATCTGGCTAGTTGTTGGCTTCCTAATCCCGACATGCTGCAAGAGCAGGACGTGAACGCCAGTCAAGTGAAGCTGGAAACCGACCGGCGCACCTTTGGCTTGCAATGAGAGCCCTTCGTGGCCATGCTCCGACGCCCACATGATCCCGAACCGCGCCGCCCCGACCGCGTCAAAGACATGGCGGAAGGTGGACCAAATGATCGGATTGTTGAGCTTACAATTGGCTTCGTCTGGACACAGCCGGTAGTCGTGATTCTTGACGTAGTGGCCCCAAAGTTCAGCCATGGGCTTGTCACCCGTCCCGAGGATTCCCGCGAGAGCCCCAAGCGACATGTCCCGAGAGAAGGTTGACCCACTCCCGTACTCGCGCCCGACCCATTCAGGAGAGCGCCAGAATTGCCCACCAGCATCCTGCGAGCGCCTGACTGCCTCACAGCTTGCCGCCTCCCCCGCAAAGCACAGGAGACCGTCAAAAAGTAGGCTATCCCCGGTGGAGGAATCGCCGTCTGGATCGTTGGTCACCGCTCCGCGAGAGCGCACCGCCCAGGTTCGGGAGGAGTCAACCATCTGTGTGAGCTTCTGCCTTGCATCCGGGAAGGTCACGTTTGGCCTGTTCCCTGCCTCATCGTCTTGGGAGACTGAGCAACCAGTAAGCAATGCAATCCAGCCAGGGATTGCGGCAATAAGGGCAATCATGAAGCCGCCGATCATGGTCCTATTCGACCATTCCCTTGCAACTGTCTTTGATTTCATTTCCTCGCCTTCCTCCCGCTTCCTTGCCGGGCATGTTTCTTGCTTATTTTCTACTGATGAAACCCGCTTTTCGATAGAGGAAAGCATCGGCTTCATTCCTGCCAATTCTTCCCTCGTCGATATGTGGAGATCAAGCAACCTCGTTAGCTTTCCATCAAGTAGCCTGAACTCGTCTCCGTTCATTTCATTCACCCTTT